CCGGTCGATTGCAAATATAAATGGGCCTGTTATAGTTTTTAGCGACGCACATTTCATGCCAAACGAAACAAGCGTTGCGTTCAATGCCTTGTTAAAAGTTATTAAGAAAGTCAAACCCGTCATGGTCGTAGCAAATGGGGATATTTTAGACGGGGCAACGATTTCAAAATACGGCCCCGAGGGTTGGCAAACTAAGCCCACACTCAAGCAGGAATTAGAGTCGGTGCAGCACCACATGGACGCTATCGTCAAAGCTTGCAAGGGACTGAACGTTATTTTGCATAGAACAATTGGTAACCACGACATTCGATTTGAAAAAAGGTTATCGGGTCTTGTGCCTGAATACAGAGACATACAGGGTACAAGGCTGTCTGACCACTTGCCTGAGTGGAGCGTGTCTTGGTCTGTGCTGGTCAACGAAAACACCATGATTAAACACAGACTCCAACACTCAGGCATTCACTCTGGATACAATAATGTTTTAAAATCGGGAATCAGTACAGTGTCAGGACATACTCACCTACTAGAAGTAAAAGGATGGGGTGACTATAAAGGTCGTCGTTGGGGGATCTCAACAGGGATGCTGGCTGACCCAAAATCGCAAGCCTTTGATTATATTGAAGATAATCCAGTGCCGTGGTGTAGTGGTTTTGCAATACTAACGTATGATAATATGGGTAGATTGCTTCCACCGGAGTTAGCGGAGGTGATCGATGGGTGTGCATATTTTCGTGGATCTTCAATTTAATGGGGTATATCATGGACGAAGTATTTGTAAGCGTTGATTTGACTGAGTTTGAATACGACGAAGTTATTGACTGGCTTGGCGAGCAAGAAATTAGCTCTGGTCTTAGTGATCTTTACAAGAAACTGCTTGCTGCTGTTGAAGCACGTGATGCAGCAGAGGAAGAGGAAGAAGGCGAAGACGAGTAAAATTTGTCATAGCTACCTTAACCAACCCGCCCACAAGGCGGGTTTTTCTTTTCCTGTATCGGCCCAATCTGACCGTTTAATCAGTATAAGAGGTCGTGATGTATCATTGCTCACCCCTTGCTCTGATGGCTATTGCACATGCTTGCGTCCACGCCATTTCGTGATGATCGACCTTGCCTGTCTTGTATTCAGCGTCCACTTTCTCATCACAAATCTTTGCACACGCCTCACGCTCTTCTTGTCTAATTAACTCAGCAAAGTGCTCGATGTCACCGTGGAGGGTCAAGCCGTTATCCTCTATTAACTTAAATACGCTCATTTGATTTGTCCTTATGATTATTTATTGTTGTCACCCCTTTTCTTGAGGCAGGCCAAATAAACTGCTTCTGGTCAATCGTCATGTCTACAACACCATTACGCATGGCAAAGAGCAATTTTGGTGTTAATGCGGTAAACAACTTTGGCGGTTCCTCATCTGGGCAGATGGTAAATGTGTATGGAAGTTTAGCCATGATTCTTCTCCTTTAATTTGGCTTCGATGGCGCGGGCAAAAGATTCTTCTGGCCCAAAGCAAGAATTAAAACCAATCTCTTTGCCAATAATCTCGCTCACCTCCTCATCCGTCAGCCCGACCCACTCTCTTGGTGCGCGGTAAAGGGCTAGCCCGACAGGCAAAACAACCGCGGGGTCAATTGGTTGAATGACGCAATTTCCGTTATGAAACCCCGATACATATCCCACAGGTTGTTGCTTTGGTTCTTCCCAGCTCTCACACTCACAAACATATCTACCCGCGCTGTGTGATGCGTCACGCATGAAGCCATGCGGTGCGTCGGGATGTTCATTACACCTTATACCTACATCATCTGTGTTTTCCATGTTTTACTCCACATCTCTATTAGGTTTCCACGAATCCAAAGAACGCATCTCAGCCTCCTTCAAAGAACGTATCTCAGCCTCCAATTCTCTGAGATCGTTAGCTGCATCAGACACCCCGTGCCAATCGTGACGGGCCATCATTACTTTCATGTATTCAATCAATATTTGTGCCTGTGCGGCAAGATCTTTATAGTCCATAAATTTCCTTATTTAACTGTGTGCCAGTTTCTGGAGTGAGCATAATTATTGATAAGTGCTCCAACCGTTTGCAATTTGTCTTGAGCGAGTAATTTATTCGACAATTTTCTTGTTTTTCTTTCTTTAATGACCTTATGGTTATCGGCAGGGGCAAGTAAGGTATTAATATTTTTTTTGTTTAACCAGTCTATGAGTTGATCTTCAGTCCATTTTGTGTCCCAAAGTTTTTCATTTAAGTCCGGAAGATACGCCGCAATAAAGCGAAGGACATTACAACGTTGTTGATGCGGCCATTTCGGGACTCTTTTGAGTATCACAAACTCGTTGTATGAAATGTTTTCCGATGATAAAAAATCATTAATACAGACATTCATATAAATGATTTTATTATTTTTAAATATTTTTATGAGATTTCTATCCCACAGCTCTTGAAGCATATCTTTGTGGGTTTCCTTCATAAGATTTAATATGTCCATTAATTTTCCTTTGTGATTCGTTTAATTTCTCGGTCGATATACCATCGAGCCTTACGCAAGTCCTCGATTTCTTTGCCTTTGAGACTTGCTCGCCATACGTACTTAACAGCGTTGCCCAAGTTAAACGACATGTGTTCAGTTATTTCAATACACTCTACACCGGATGGGTGCGAAGTGTAGTGCTTCGGGTTATTTACGGTGTCGGTCATAGCATCCTCCAACCTTGCACGTCTTCTGTCCACGACCTCTTCCACAAAAACATTGCCCCGAGCTTACCTTTTTCGATAAGCTCTGCTGTGCTGTAGGTCAATCGTTTATTTTCACTGCCGGGGCCAACCCACAAATGTCTCTGTGTGTAATGAGGTAAGTAAGTAATGCCGCCTAAGTAAAACACAGGTTGCTTCACTCTCACAGCTTTTTCATTAAGATCCATTAATTTCATTTTTCTCTTCGCTCTATCATTTCGTCCGCGATTCTGTATGCAAAGTCTGCAAAAGCTTCTTCCGGTTTGTACTGTGGCATTTGTCCCCACTTACCCGCAAGGATGCCTGTGATAGCAGCTTTGGCGAACTGATCCCGCAAATCGGGTAGCTCGTGTTCTATATATTTAAGAACTCTTTGATCCACAATGCCTAAGTTGTTGGTGTCTTTCATTCCACACCTCCACCTAGTCTGAGTTCAATACGCGCTTTGTCTAATGCAGCAATACGTTTGCGCTCCTTGATAACTTTGGGATCTCTCCAAGGGTATGGTTGTTTAAGCAACCTCCAGTGCCGCTTGAATGTTTCGAGCACATTGGTGCTCTCTGATGTTGTCTTGATATGCATGTTTAATCTCCTATTACCAAAGATAAGTTTTGGGCACGTCACTGCTTGGCATGAAGTCTGGATAGGCTTCACGTCCATCTTTACCGTTTAGACTGAACACCTGCATAACCGCACGTTCAAACGCAGCAGTGAATTGCTTAACCGTTATATTAGTCGCAAGTGTGGACGCTGAGTCACGTAAATGCTGACCACTCATCGACCAGCGACTGCCGACTATCATGTCTTTCTTAGTGAGGTAGTGTGAGTACAGATTGTCAAAGACTTTCTGCCCAAGATCCTCAAGAACAGACGTTACAAAGTCTGCATCGTTCAGGTCGTTACCGTACCTCTGTACAACATGCTTGAGGTTGTTAATAGTTTTTGTTGCCAACGTCTTACGGTATGCGTGTGTCTCCTCCCACTCTGCGTTGGCTCGGTATGTGTCCATGCGCAGCGCAGCGATCATGTTTATAACCTTAAGTTGTTTGCGTAACTCCGCACGTTTCTCACGCTGTTCAGTCGTAACCGTAGCGCGATAGATGGGCAGGTGCTCACTGCGCTCCACAACAAGTCTGCCGTTGGAATCAAAGACCAGACGTGCTGACCAATCTGCCCCGTGCGTATACGGCGAAAACGGCACGAAACGCACTGTGTTACCTGCGTCAGTGAACCGCGCACCGTGACCGTTGTAGCACTGCTGTATATTGTGTGCAAGGAACGAACGTGATGTGTTTGAGTCGTGCCCACGGATGTACACCTCACGATAACCATACTGATCGGGCTTGACGTAACGGATCATTTTGGTGTGATACAGGCACACGTCATAGTAGGCTGCGTCTTGCCCACGTTCTAGCCTGTAGTGCCACGCAGTACGCCGACCAAGCGGACGTTGATCTTTACCCCATTTGGCTGACTTAACGGGTGTGATTTTGTTGAAAAACCGATCCGCATTTTCGTACTTGTGGACGGCATATACTTGATTGAAGTTAGCTGTGAAACCCATAATTACTCTCCTTGTGATTAAAAACTTGTTTCGATTCTGTGTACTGCATAAAGGTACTCGTGCAGGTTATCAATGTACGCTACCACTTCTTCTTCGCATTCTTCTTGTCCATCTTCACCCACTGCTATGAAGCGAAACGATGCCACCTCAAGCTCATGCGCGTGGCTGTAGATAAACTTGTGCGCCTCGACACTAGGATATCCGTTGTACCATTTCACATTTTCTGCTTTGAACGTAATGATGGGATCTTCTTTGTTAGAGAAGTCCACTTCTGTCAGAGCTTGCTTGATGTGTTCATCATTCTTTGCTGACATGTACGTCACGTACGCGTCGCGCTCTTCGATTGTTTTGAACTTGATGACATACGCTACGTCTGATCTATATCCCATGATTACTCTCCTTGTAGTTGCACGCTGACAGTTAAACCCTTGAGCTTGTCGTTGAAGCGCTCGTCAAACATCTCCTCAAAGATCTCGCGGCATCCGTCGTCGGACACCAAGTCCAAGTCACTAGCGCACGAAGAAACCTCATCACTGAAGTCATAGTCGCCAATGATGTCGTTTACTGCATCGTGTACAGCGCTTGAGAAGTCATAGTTGTCGATCTTCTGTGTCACGACATCATTGACACAGGCGTCAATAACTTCTTCAGCAATGTTGCGCATGTTTGAATCAATATCTTGTTCCTCAATACGCATGTCAACTTGTTTAGCAATGAGATCACCGAACCACGTGCTTTGTTGCAGCAGCATCTCAAGTGATTGTTCAAGCTCTGGTTTGCGCTCATCGATTTTTTTCTCGATGTCATCAAGACGTTTGTGTATGTCTGAAACGAGACCAAGCTCACCGATACGTGTGATGACGAGGTTGACTACTGAATTGATGATGGCGTTGATGAAGGTTTGATTTGCTTCCATGATTACTCTCCTATAAAAAATTGTTGGGACGGAATTCCGTCCCGCGTAAAGAAAGAAGTGACACTGGTTGTTTACAGTTGCCCGTAGATGTGAATGGTCTTACCTTCGGGCGCAACGAAGTGCTCGTTGTTGACGACACCCCACAGCACAGGCACGTTGACTACCGGCGCAGGGCCGTACAGATAGCCGTCGGTTAGCCAGATGACTGCACGTGGTTTGTACTGCTTATCAACGATGTGCCGCACAACACAGTCAGGGGTTGTACCGCCGCCCCCCGCAGGTTTCATAAGTGCTGCAATGTTTGCGTACTGATGTGGCTCAAACTTCTGATCTCCACACACGGATGTGTCCCACCACAAGATGCGAACGCTGTCGGGCTTAACGTCCTCAGCGATACGTGCGATCTCACCGAACAACATACCGTAATGTTTTGCCATAGAGCCTGATGTGTCACAGGCAATGATGATGTCCCCCTTGTTGTATGAAAAGTGTGATGGCAACAAGTACCCCTGTGGTGCGAGGCGCTTGTTGGGCGGTGCGAACCGTGAGTTCTCATCCCCTGCACAGATTGTTGTGAAGAACTCGCGCATGTGCTGTCGCCAGTCGGTGCGTGACTGCGTTGCCTGAATGTTGAGACGCTTGCCCCCACCCTTGTTACCCGCTGTTAACTTCTCAGCAAGTAACTGACCCTGACGTGCTGCCTCCTCGATGATGGGCTTAAGCTCGTCAAGCTCTTCGTCACTAAGCTCATCGAACTCATGTGCATCGAAGCCACGTTGATCTCCTACACCTTTACCATTACCCCGATTACCCTTCTTGATAAGATCTTGCAGAATACGCAGGAAGCCCCAGTTGGTGTACTTAGGGTCGATGTGGAAGTCAACTGTCGGACGCTCGACGAACGTGAAGTGCGGATCAACCTCCTCGATCATCAGGTTAATTACAATATCCATCGCTACGTTAGTCTCGTATGGATACTTATTACACACATCACGATATGCGTGACAATGCTTGAGTTGTTTATGTAACAACTCATGTGCACGGACGTATCGCATCTGCTTGCGATTCTGTGCCATCACGAAGTCAGGGTTATAGACCTCGTCACGACCGTTAGTCGCAGCGTACTGTATGCGGTCAGAAATCTCGATGTCGCCAACCACAGCGACACAACTGAGTTGTGCGAACCGTATATCTTTTGTGAAGTCGATGCCCACTGCAACGACACGCTCACGTGGGTTAAGTGTAGTGTATGACATAGCTACTCTCCTTGTAGTTAAAATTAAAACGACAACTTGTCGATGAGTGCATCGACGTTCTTGCGCACGTCCTCACGTACTGCGAGGTTCGTACGCAATTCTTTAGCATCCACACCGCTAAGTGTTTGTGCTAGACCTACTCGCGCCTGCTCAAGCTCAACGTCCCCCACGATGTTGAGGTGCTTGACCATGTCGCATAACTCAAGCGCACCCGTGACGAGCGAGTCGTGAAACTTGCGCGTCTTACTCTCGCCGTCCACCTCATCAAAACCTAGTCTGTCCTGCATGCGCGTGAGGTGCGTCTTGAGTCGCTGACGTATGTCTTGCATCGCTGCCTCGACACGATCATCTGCGAGCTTGTTGAGCTTGTCCTGAAGTTCTTTCTGTGCGTCGTTGCCCACGTCCACACGGAAGTCACCCGCTGTGGGGACAGGCATGTAGTTGACCTTGAACGCAAACTTATTCTGTAACTCGTCAGGTGTGGGGTAGTCGTCGCGTCTGAACATGTCACCAAGCGCCATCGCTTGTGCTGTGATGAGTGACGGGTAGACCTTGATGAAGTCCTCAACGTACGAGAAGAACGTGTCCTCGCTGTTGTGCATGCGCTTGCTGAACTCCATGAAGAACGTCGTCGGCAGCAGGCGCAAGCCATTGTCAGACCACGGCATGGTGTTCTCGTACACAAACGTACGCACACTGCCAATGTAAGTCTGGATCACGTCCAGCTCGTTGCGACCTGCGAGCAGGTGCTTGTTGACCCGTGCTGCATCTTTAGCGGCAGCGTTCTTGCTGAACACAACCTCGTCGGTTGTTTTCTTGTCGAGCTTACGCGCCGTCCACACGGACGCGTTGAACTCAACGAGTAGTGAGCAGGTATCTATGTTGAAACGTGTCATGGTAACTCTCCTTGTGGTTGGGGTTTGTTTGGGTTCCTTGTGGGACGGAATTCCGTCCCGTGGTTACAGCAACGAACTACTGATCAAACATTCACAAACTTGTTGTATTCCTTCAGCATCAACTGGAACGGCTCAACGGTGTAGAAGAACGTCACCTTTGATGAGTTAGCGATCTGGTTGATGAACAACTGCTTGTGCTCCTCACGCGGCATGCGCATCACGTATGTGGTCAGCGCTGCTGCCTCGTCCCTACTCTTGGCACGTGATACAAACTGCTGCACCTGCACGACCTGTGCTATGGGGTCGCTGACCAACGGCGCACCCGTGGGGTCGTTACACACCAGCGCATAGTCGGGCAGCGTGTTACCGAGGCGTATGACAGTCAGGATCTTTTCAGCAGCCACACCCACCGCACCCCACAGCAGCGCACGTAGCGTCTGCGCATCCAGCATGTCAATACAGCGCACGATGTCTGACGATGCCTCGAATGTGCGAGGCGACGCGTAGCTGTCTTGTGTCTCGCGTGGGTTGTAGATGTCAGGGTTGTCGAGCTTGAGCGTCTTGCCGTGATGCTTGCCCCCCTCCTCATAGTCGAGGAATGAGTCAAACAGCGAGGGATACTGACTTGTTGCAGCGATCACTCGATAGTCGAGTCCCTTGTTGATAGCGTACTCTTTCCACTCAGGCTGCGTGGGCTTGCGCATCTGCACTGTTATGCGTCTGCTGCGGATGTGTGCACGTGTGCTATCACCGAGACCCTCAGCGCCAAGGTTAGACGCAGCGATGACGAGCGACCCCTCGGGGAAGTGATAGTCACCGACACGGTAGTCATACATGATGGGCGCAAGTACGTTCTGTATGTACTGCGGTGCTTTGTCCACCTCGTCGAGGAACACCACGACAGGGCGTGAGCCGTTGACACCGAGTCGGTTAGTCTTGCTCAGACCAAAGCGCTCGTTGGGTAGCTCGCGTGACACACCTGCCTCGCGGTCAATGTCAGGCATCCACACTGACCCGTCAGACATCTGCGTTGCGTCGATGGGATCGACGAAGATGTGGTTAGTGAACTGCGGATCGTTGCGCAGCGCCATGACACAGGCCGTCTTGCCTATGCCGTTCTCACCCTGCACGTAGATGGTACGCCGCACACCGCTAGCGTGGAACGCTTTGATAGCAGACGTGACTTGGGCGTGTGAGAGCATGTTATTCATGTCCATAATAGTTTCCTTGAGTTGTTTGTGAAATATGATTAAACCCCAAGTGGGGTAATTTGTCAAGTATTAGACATTATTTATACATTGCAGTTCTCCTTAAGATGTTTGTGGGAGTGGGACGGAATTCCGTCCGAGTTAGGTTAGATCGTTGGGATTAGTTTCTTGGGTGGTCTACCTCGCTTTCGTTTGGGGGTTGTGAGTTGTTTGAGTATTTTGTCTGTGCGCTTGGCGTTTTTGATGTCCTCGATCTGTTGTTTGTTTATGGACTCTTCGAGCAGGTGTAGCTTGAGGTTGTCGAGTTTGAGCGTGGGGTGCTTGCGCATGGCGTGATGTATGAATTGGTAGCCGCTGATTTTGTGTCTGCGAATGAGTTCGCGTTCTTCGAGTATGGCTTTGGCTTGGTGCTCAGGTATGTCGCCTGCGTTTACTCGGTTGGCTAGCTCCTTTGGTGGGAGTTTGGATATGGGGACGCGCTTGGGCCTGCATGCCTTGCACTTGGTGGATTCCATCCACACGCAAGTCTTGCCGCTGAATCCTTTTTTGATGGCTTCAGCGCGTGTTGAGCGGTATTTGAAGAGGTCGCTGGGCAGGGTTTGCTTGCATTTTGAGCATGTTCGCATGTGCATTTTGTGTCTAGTCCTTTACAAAAAAGTGAATTAAATAGCGAAAGTGTCCACATTGTCTACTTGCGTAGTGGACAGTAGTTTACCCAATAAACACGGGGCTTGTAGGCAAAAAACCGTTTTGATCATGCCATACATAGTGGACAGTAGTTTACCCAATAACTACGGGGAAATCGCCAAAACTGTCCAACTGTCCACCAAAATCCGAGAACTACCCGCCTTGGGCAAGTTTCTAAGAAAAAAAGGAGGAGAAGGAAGTGTCCACTTGTATACCCCTTTAATAATATATATGTATATCTATAGACAGACAGACAGATACACGCTTTTGCCCCGTGCCACGGGGCTTTGCGCCTGTCCATGTGGGTGTCCGCGTAGACAAAAAACTGGGGTGCACTGGACACCCCTAAAAATGGGGTACTTCTCCACAACACGTTGTGGAGAAGTGTTGACAGCGGGACGGAATTCCGTCCCAACTAAAGCCAACGTGAGGGCTTGTCTTGGTTGAAGCGCCAGAGTAGTGAAAGCATCTGGTCGTTAGTGGGTGGTTGAGTGCCGCGTTCAAGCTTGCTCTCGCGCTTGTCGTCATGTTTGCTAAGTTCTTCCTCGAACTTAACTTCTAGCATTTGCTTGGCGCTGAGCTTGGTGAATGAGTCGTGCCAGTATTTCATTTGATTCTCCTTAAGTTGTTGGGACGGAAATCCGTCCCGTGTTGGTTTAGATGTACTCTTTGTCAATCTGCCTGTTGCAGCACGCGATTGCGTGCTGTATTTGGGCTTCGACCATTACGAGACTTTGTCGATCTTCAATCTTGCGAAGCTCTTGTACGCAAGCTAAGGCTTTGGACAAGATTGCCCAAAGTTTGTACGCATCTATATCGTCCATGTTTACTCCTTAAGTTGTTAGCAATGACAGTGGGACGGATTTCCGTCCCAACTGTTTCGGCTATTTAAGCCTCATCAGATTGCTTATGCGGACAGCAAAGCGATCAGCTTCTTGAGTTGAGCTTTTGTCAAGCTCTTGCTGTTGACGTAATTCACGCATTGCGTGACTACGTCCACGCTATTACTGCTCTTGGCTTCGCTCTCGCTTGTGTTTTCGCTACGCACGATGTGGTACGCGAACTTATCGCTTGCCTGACCGTAAGCGCGTTGCTGTACAACTGTGCGATCTTTGCGTGATGTGCCCAATACCACTTCAGCTTTGGCTTGTGTGATGTTGAGTGCACCGGCAATGTAGCCAGACACAAAGTCGAAGCGCATCTGCGCTTGGGTTTCCTTGTCCGCCTTCACAAACGCCTTGTGCAACGGGAGAGTTGCCTGATGCGTTAAGCGTGTTGCGTTGCCAAGAGCAAGGCCACATTCAGCAGCAGATGTATAGGTGATAGACATGGTGTTTCCTTTCGGACGGAAATCCGTCCCATTGATTGACACAGTGTGAAACCTGCGAGAAGCATCGCTGTCTCGCCAAGCCACACAAACAAAAAGCCGGACGGAAATCCGTCCGGCTCACCTATCGAGTCATAGAGCAGACTCGACACTTTCAGTATACGGTGACGACTTTGGAAGAACTTGGCTGTTGCTGTAAAACAGATCAGGCAACGTCGTGTCTGCAACCCCACCTATCCCGTATCCCCCCAGTGCGTCAGGTAGGTAGGGGGGCTTCGTGTGACACTATTTGTCTCCCACACCCCACATTTTTTACAACCCCCAAAATAAATAATAACGCTATAAAAATTCTATAAAATTTCTCTAAAATAATGTCTAATGTTTGACATAAACAAACAAAAAAATTCCCGGCGCAGCCGGGAATAAAGGTCTTTACATGACCAAGGAGAGTAGCATGGATGCCAAGCTACAAAACAGAATATACTACAACACTTGTATTATTGTCAACAAAGAATTATTCTATGCCAAATTAACGAGGTGCCCTTTTCCCTCAACATGTTTGAACATTTGATACAACCATCCATATACGACGACGCGCCTAAATATACGCCCGTTGACAAAGCGTCTGCGCAAGAAGTGCTAGATGCTCAAGTAGCCACGGCAGATTTTTTAGAATCGATAGGTGCAGTTTCTGATGAAAAAGTCGAAGAAAACGCGCAACACAAAAACGCACAGCTTGCGTTTGCTGCAATGGCAGCGGGAGCTTCAACAGAAAAAATAAAAGAAAAATTATTGGCAAATACAACGCCAAAGGCGGTGCGTAATCTTGTAAGCATGTTAACTGCGTATGATTGGGCGTTTGTTGAACAAGCTAGGCAGATGCGCGGATACGCTGTAGCTAAAATTTTAGAAGATACAAAACACCCAGACCCGCGTTACAGATTAAAAGCGTTGGAGATGTTGGGTAAAGTTACAGAAATAGCGCTGTTTACGGAAAGAACAGAAATTAAAAAAGTTGAAATGACGGATGAAGAGATTGAAGCCAAAATCAAAGCCAAACTTGGTAAGTATATGGGAACAATTGAAGTAACTGCGACGGAGAAAACAAGTGAATCTGAGTGATCACGAGGCCGAAGCATTGCGTCAAATGCTGCCTGTTATGCCAAAAGATGAGAAGGTCGAAGTTTTAATGTTGCTTGACGAGTATGATAGGCGTAAATCTCTTAAAAAATCGCGTTCTTCGATGCTTTCTTTTTCGCATCACATATATCCGGGTTTTAAAGAAGGCGCACACCACAGAAAACTAGCAAAAATATTTGAAGATGTGGTGGCAGGACGCAAAAAACGGGTGATTATTAATATTGCGCCGCGTATGGGTAAGTCAGAATTCAGTTCTTATTTGTTTCCTGCGTGGTTTTTAGGGCAGTTCCCGGATAAAAAAATTATTATGGGTACGCACACGGCTTCTTTATCAGAAGATTTTGGTCGGCGTGTTAAAAATTTAGTAAATTCCAATGAATATCAAGAAATTTTTCCAAAAACAGCCCTTGCAGAAGATCAAAAAGCCGCTGGAAAATGGTCTACCGGAGCCGGAGGTCAATATTATGCTGTTGGTGTGGGCGGGGCTTTGGCTGGGCGTGGTGCTGATTTGTTTGTTATTGACGACCCTCATTCTGAGCAAGACATAAAAGCTAATTCAAGGTTAACTTTTGATCAAGCATGGTCGTGGTTTCAAACAGGACCGCTACAACGGTTAATGCCGGGAGGAGCGATCATAGTTATTATGACTCGTTGGAGTTTAATTGACTTAACGGGTAAATTACTTGATTATCAAATTAAAAATCCTGAATCAGATTCGTGGGAGTTGGTTGAATTACCCGCAATACTAAACGAAAATGAAAATAGTGAAAAATCATTATGGCCCGAACAATGGCCCCTCGATCAATTAAAAGCTAAAAAAGCAGCAATGGACCCGCGCTATTGGCAAGCGCAGTATATGCAGCAGCCAACAAGTGATGCGGCAGCAGTCATTCAACGTAATATGTGGAGAGTGTGGGAACACGAAGACCCACCGCGCTGCGAATATATTATTCAATCTTGGGATACGGCGCATGAAACTAAAACATCTTCAGATTATACTGCGTGCACAACATGGGGTATATGGTATAACGACGAAGATGGCGGTGCACCTAATTTAATATTAATTGATGCATTTAAAGCGCGTATGAATTTTCCTACATTAAAAGAACGTGCCTTAGAGATGTATAGGGAGTATGAACCTGATGCGGTAGTCGTAGAAAAGAAAGCAGCAGGGGCACCACTTATACAAGAAATGCGGCGTGTGGGGGTGCCAATACAGGAGTTTAGCCCTTCAAGGGGTAACGATAAACACGTTCGTGTTAATTCAGTTGCTGATATATTTGCAAGTGGTAAAGTTTGGGCGCCAGACACACGGTGGGCTAGGGAAGTTATTGAAGAAGTCGCTGCGTTTCCTGTTGGCGAGCATGACGACTACGTAGATACAATGACGCAAGCGTTGCTGCGTTTCAGGCAAGGTGGGTTTATTTCGCTACCGTCTGATGAACCAGACGATATACGCTATTTTCGGGGCTTTCGTGGGCAAAAACGCGGTTATTATTTAGGATAAATTATGAAATACGATCCCAAAACTCGGGAATATCTTAGAGACGAACAACTTCCCAGTTCAGAAGAATATACATCAATTTCAAAACGACAACTCCCATCCACTGCGGCAGGGCTTCCGGGGCTGTTGGTGCGGGAAATGCCATTTTTAGAAGATTCAAATGTTTCGGGATTCGTGCTTTCCAATCCGCGAGACATACCGGAAAATCGCAAACTACAGCAAAACGTATTTGTACGTCCTAGTGCATCAGATGCAACAATTGCTCATGAGATTGAGCATTTACTGGCCAGACAAAATTTAGGAGAAGGTAGTTCGATTAACCAGAAATTTGATGAATTGATTGGAGATAAAGACGGTAAAGTAAAACGAAGCATGTTTGTATCAAATGCTATAAAATCCCTTCCGTATTTGGAAGAAAAATATGGGCTTGTAAAAAAC